GAGGCCGCAGACGTCCGCCGCGTCATCCCATCGGCCGGCGGGGAACTTGACCAGCTGTTCGATCGCGCGGGCTGCCCACGGACGTTTGACTGGGAAGTGAATGGCGTGGGCGGTCGCCATGGCGTGGAACGCCTGCAGCTTCACGCCCTTGTCCATCAAACTTGGAAGCGATTCGATGACGGTGTAGGTCCGCGCATCGCGCATGGCCTTGCGCTTCGTTGGGCCGATCGCCTTGTCGATCAGTCCGCCTTCGTCGAACCAGTAGATAGGCTTCCACTGCGCGACAAGCTTAATCCATGCCGCGATCCCCACGTCAGTCTCGCACTGCTTGCTCCACCAGTCGACCGCCCAGAGTTCTCCGCGGCTGTCCATACCCCAGACGCCGTGCTCGGTGAAGTCAGGCTCTTTGCGCCCGGCCTTCGGCTCCATAGTCGCGAAATCGCTCGCGCCATAGATGCGAAGAGTTTTCGGCAGAGCGTCGAGGCCGTCATAGGTTTGGATCATGGCCTACATTGTTTCAGCTCGCCGCCCGGTGCGACGTAGATCGCCGTGGGGCAGCCGCAGTCGTTGCGCTTCAGGTTCTCCTGGTCCCACGATTGGGACTTGATCTCACCCTCGTGCTGATTGTACGGGTGTCTGTGAATACCACCCTCGGTCAGAAGCACAACCAGCGGCAACCCAATCAGGAGTGGTGCGAACCATTTAGTGAATGTGCTCATGCGTCTACCCTCGCGAGATCCGGATCGTACATCCGAAACATTTCCCGATTAAAGTGGACCCCTGTAAACGGAGCGGGACGCTGCTGATAGAGCGCAGCCCACGTACGAGCAGCGCGTGGATTATCGCGCCACGTACTCCAGTGTTCCTTAGGAAACCATTCGGGCCAAAGAAACTCACCCGGCTTCCGTCCAAGAACGTCGTCGTCCCTTTCGGCTTCGGCGGGTATACAAAGAACTTCCCAGATCTGTCCGTCACGACAGTGTATGAGTCCGGATTCACCGGAATAGTCGGCTGGTAAGATTGCACCTGCAAGATCCTCTTCGTGCCACCGCGTTTGAATGAGGAGCACCGACATGCGCGGCTTGGCACGAGTCATTGCCGTGTCGATGTATTCGTTGTAAATCTTCTCTCTGATCGTCGCTGAGTCGGCCTGCTCGCGGTTGGCTACGGGATCGTCAAGCACCAAAAGATCACAGCGGTTCCCGGTGATGCTCGCGAGTAGGCCTGCCGCCATCATGCTTGAGCCGTTCGACAATTGCCAGTCGTCTATAGCACGCTGGTCGTCATTCAATACTGGTTTCTCGAGCCATAGGCCGGTGTACTCCGGGTCCCTGACAATACTCCTGACCTTGCGACTCTGTTTGGCGGCTATGCCAGTAGCATAGGAACCAAGAATCACCTGGTACTCGGACCATCTTGCCATCCCCCATGCGGGAGCAAGTACCGCGCCGTATGTACTCTTTGCACATCCGGGAGGCCCGAAGATCATTGTTCTGCCGCGGGGTTTTTCCATGCATCGTTGTATCGCCTGCATCATGAGTAAGTGGTGAAGTGCTACGCGCGATTCTACCATACGATATTCGGCGCGGACATCTTCGAATCTGTTCTTGAGCTTGCCGCGCTCGTCTTCCTCGTCAACGACTTCGTTGATGGGTACGCCGGGCACGGTGATCGACTGGCTGAAATCGACTAGGCTCGAGCGCGCTCGCTCGCGCCGCATAATCTCGCGGTTCGCTTGGACTGGGGTAATATCCATAACCTACTGTAGCAGAGGGTCAAGCTCGAGTCGACGGGGGATCTCGTGCGCGTCAACGATCGCGTGCAGTTCGGCGTCAGTCATCGCTGCGAGCCGGCGCTCGAGCGAGTGCTCGGTACGCGACTTCGAGCCATAGGTCTTCAGCTTGTCCGCGGCGTTCACGCGGTCGCTCGGCTTCGCGAGCGTGTTGTTCATGATCCCGACGAGCGTCTCGGTCGCAAGGTCCGCGGTCGCCTTGTCGATGCCCTCGGAGCGCAGGAGCTTGTCCGCGGCGCTCACCCGATCGCGATCCTCTAACGCCTCGAGCATCTTGACGAGGACGCCGATCGCGGCTTCACGCGTGCTCATAGCAGCGGAGGATCCGCATGCTCCACGGTGTCGGCGGCGTGATCCTTGTCGACGTGCTTCGGATCATCGTCGATGTACACGTCCGCGTCGTAGTGCTTGCGCTTCGCGGTGAACGAGCAGTAGATGATCTCGATCGGGCAGTTGATGATCGGCACCGGGAGCCCGGGATGGCGGCTCGTGACGATCTTCACCTCGTGGCCGCGCGAGAGTGCGAGGCCAACGAATGCCGACCAGAGGTCCGGGTCACGGGTGATCGTGTTGTCGAAGTCTAGAGCGATTCTCATATCTCGTTGCCGCACTTGTAGACGATGTTCATGCCAGTGACTTCGCCGATCATCGCAACCAGTCTCACCTTTTCCGCATCTGAAAGCTTGTTGATGCTGACGCGAACCAGGCGTATATCCTTGCCGTCCTGAACCAGGAGGATGACATCGCTCGCTGGCGGTGGGCAACCGAAGACGTGAACCCACGACAGTACCTTCATCGGTGGGAGCGCGCTCTCTTCGGCGCGCGCCGTGCAGATCATGCCTGCCCAGAATGCTGCGTTGATGACGAGTGCTGCGATCCAAAGTTTGCCGCGGGTGCTCATGGGAAAATTCCTTCGTAGGGGTTCAGAGTGATTGGGGGCGCTGCCTCTCGACAGTGAATAGCATACTCGACGTGCGGGAGCAAGCGCGGCACCTCCGAGAGCAGGTAGAGGGCGACCCAGTCCTTGCCGTCCGAGGGCTCGTGCACGACGGTGACGATCGCGGCGAGCGGCGGGCAGTTCTTCTCCGGCTTGTAGCGGTACTGGACGATCTGGCCGACGAACGGCTTCATTGCAGCCGGTAACTCAGAAAGAGACCTTGCCGTCCCACGTTAGGGCTGGAGGTTCCTGCGTCTGAAATATGTCCCAACACGAGGGACAGTCGCGAATTGATCCGGAACGATAGACCAAGGAAGTAGTTCGTGTGAGCCCCGTTGATAGCGTCGACTCTCTGCACAAATGCCGCTCCGAGATCAGCGCACCACCGTCCACGACACGTAGAGAAGCCCGTGTGCCAGTCCCAGTTGTTAGGGACGATTCGCTTGTCATAGGTGGTGCTCCCCCAAAGGTCGGTGCCGGCGAAGGCGAAAAGATTCGGATTGTCCCAGCCCAATGGCGCGCGGTAGTTGAGTGCGAGCGCGGGGCCGGTGCCCTCGCTACCGAACGAGGAGCCTGCGGCCATGTCGACCTCGGCGCCGAGCGCGCTGCGGTGGAACATGAAGGCCAGGATGATTAGGAACACGAAGATGCCGATCGTTGCGACCGTGCCGTTGCCGACTAGCTGTTTGATGTAGGACCACATGGCGCGGAGCATACCCCGGCCGCCTCTATAAGCGCAAGACGCTTTGGGTCCCTCGCGCGACACCCCCCGGGGGCCGAATTCTAGCGGCAAGCGTAACATCTTTTAATTCTAGACGCGGGGCGTTGAACCTAGCGCCCGCTCGTCCAGCTATAAGCGGGTCCCTCAAAAGGGGCTCTCCCCCGCCTCGCGCTTGGCCCTCCTCGGTCGACCGTGGCGACTGGCCCTAGCGCTCGGCGCGCTGAGCGCTCAGCTGGGCGTGTTACGCTTGTGATATGTCACATAGCATGCGTAACGGTAAGCGTAACGCGGCCCGGAGCCAATGGAATCAATAGGATAGGTGGACAGTGTTACTCTAGTATCTCTAGTTACTCTATATAGTCACCTATCGCATGCGCGCATGACGCGCGCACGCACACGCACACGTGCGCGCACACGCATGCAGGGAGGTCAGCTATTAGCGTAACTAGAGATACTAGAGTAACACGGCGCGTGTAGCTTACTGATTAATATGACTATTCGCGCGGTTACGCTTATCTGTTACGCTGAGTGTTGCACATCCCAAGCGGCAGCTCGCAAGCTCCATGCCAAGCGCGATCCGCTGTTACACTGTT